ACGAACGAACCTGTGTTACCGGGATCGGTAATACCAGGGTTAGTGGCGGAACCAGTACCATACTTGGTACCATACTGAGAGAAGAACGGAATGTTCATGGACTTGTAGATCTTGATACCAGCGATCTCAACAATGCCCTGGCCGCTTTGCAGCGCAGCACCTTGCTCGTCGCGGTTGATCAGACCGTTGTTACCGACCTCTTGGATCAGTGCATAGTATTGGCGAGGGTTGAGCACACCAACACGTCCATCTTGAGACACACCTTTTTCATCGAGAGCTGCAGCAGCATCAAAGAAAGCAGTGGTCAGGTTCTGAGCATTATAAGCATCAGAAGCGTTAGCAGTAGTACCAACACGGATCTGCGTACCACCGGGCTCAACATAGTTAGTCTTAGTGATCGGAGAAGCAGCACGTGCACCACGGGTGATAGCACGGAAGATCAGACGATCATACTTTTGAGCCAGAGCATAGCCGATCTTACGAGAGATCTCGCTACGCATGTCGTAATGAGAAAGAGTCTCATCAAGGTCGTACAGGAATGCACTGGAGATCAGCAGATCATCCACCGTGATGGTCTTCTCAGCCACCGGCGGTGCACCATTGCTATCACCCAGAATGCTGTTACCAGGAGTGTGGTACTCAGCCTTTGTGTGACCAGTGTAGATGAACTGCAGGGACTTACCATTAGTCAGGGTCCGACGCATAACCAGATCGCGAGCGATTGCATTATGCTGGAAACCTTTGAACATCTCTCCACTGAACAGTTTCAAATAGAGAGCGCGGGCATCACCCGCAGAGTTAGATTGACCCGGGCGCGTAAGCTGAGCCGGGTTTACAGAAGATTGAAAAGCCATTGTATAAAGGTAAAATTATTTAGACAAGCTTCAAACGTTTGAAAAATTTTTTGTGGTCTATTCCCACCGTCTAGACGGCTAGAGGTATCGGCGTACCGGCTCTAACCAATTGAAAAGGAGGGACTTGCACCCTCCTGTCAGCTTTACTGATTTTCAAAGAAGATCTTTAAGACACTTCTTTTGCTTGCGACATTCTGGTTTTTTATCACCACAATATCCACAACGTTTGAATACAACCGGATCATCACCTGGTGTCATCTTAGTGACACTGGCTCTAGCTTTATCAGATTGCATTGACTTAGCACTTTTTCTAGTTGCCATAATAATTAAAGAACAGTTTTTTTGTAAGCAGTCCCTCGATATACAAGCTGCAACTCTTTGGCTTTACGAGTCAGTTCATTGTAGCTTTTAATGATGAAGCGCTTTTCGAGATTAGTCATTGTTCGTACAGGATAAACCTAGCCCCCGTTCCATGACTAGGCAACATGCGACCAAAAGGTTGAACGTACGAAAAATAATTAGCCGATTACTGGAGCTGTGAGAGCAACAGGAGTGCTATCAGCAGCAGCCAGATCAAGAGGGAAGTTATGTGCATTGCGTTCATGCATCACTTCCATGCCGAGGCCAGCACGGTTAAGAATATCAGCCCAGGTATTCACCACATGACCATCACGTGTAACAATGGATTGATTGAAGTTGAATCCGTTGAGGTTGAAAGCCATGGTGCTGACGCCGAGGGCGGTAAACCAGATACCGACGACTGGCCAAGCTGCGAGGAAGAAATGCAGAGACCGAGAATTGTTAAAGGATGCATATTGGAAAATCAAACGACCGAAGTAACCATGGGCTGCGACGATGTTATAGGTTTCTTCCTCTTGACCAAACTTGTATCCATAATTCTGACTGACCTCTTCGGTAGTCTCCCGAATAAGGGAGGAGGTGACGAGGCTTCCGTGCATAGCACTGAAAAGAGAACCACCAAATACCCCAGCAACACCAAGCATATGAAAGGGGTGCATAAGGATGTTGTGTTCTGCTTGGAAGACAAACATGTAGTTAAATGTTCCACTGATACCAAGAGGCATTGCGTCAGAAAAAGAACCCTGTCCAAAAGGATAGACAAGGAACACTGCAGATGCTGCAGCAACAGGAGCGGAATAAGCAACGAAGATCCAGGGACGCATCCCTAGTCGATAGCTAAGTTCCCACTCTCGTCCCATGTAAGCATAGATACCAATGAGGAAGTGGAAAACGACAAGCTGGAATGGACCCCCGTTGTAGAGCCATTCATCAAGTGAACTAGCTTCCCAAATTGGGTAGAAGTGTAGTCCGATGGCATTGCTGCTGGGAACGACGGCTCCCGATATGATGTTGTTCCCATAGAGGAGGGAACCTGATACTGGTTCTCTGATTCCATCAATGTCAACAGGTGGTGCGCCAATGAAGGCAATAATAAAACAAGTTGTAGCGGCGAGGAGGCACGGAATCATCAAGATGCCAAACCAGCCTACGTATAGACGGTTATTTGTGGACGTCACCCACGCACAAAAATCATCCCAACTGGATTCTCGTTGTGCTGAAATAGTTGCAGACATAAAAAAGTTGATTAGTTAAAAGACCGACCCACCCACCGCATATTAAATTAGAAGTTGTACTTCAGACCAACCTTGGTACCGTAGCCATTGTCCTCATCATCAGTGATAAAGGACACTTCACCATAAGCACCAAGCTTTTCAGTCAGAGGAACTGAACCACCTGCTTTACCAGACAATTCAACAGTGCTGCTACCACCATCAGGAGCAACAATACTAGGACCACCCTGGATGTACCAGTTAGAGCCTTCGTAACCGATGTGATTGTCGATTACAGAACCTGCATAATCCGAACCGACAAAACCAGAGTTGGATTCGATGTTCACGTAAGGACCAGCAATTGCAGCACCATGTGCCATGCCGAGGAGGAGACCGGAAGCGATAATAGATTTCATGATAATAAAGAGTTACTTTTTCTTAGCAGTTTTAGCGGCGCGTTTAAAATTAGAAGCCGTGGGTGCGCCTTTAGACCCAGGCTTCCTCATTTTTTCACCACTGCCTTGCTTGATACGCAAGCGTTTGGCGTGGATGTTTGCGTAGAGACCTTTCTTAGCCATTATTTTTTGGTCCCTTTCTTAGGGGGACGACCTTTCTTAGAACCGTAGGTTCCTTTACCATAAGGCATTACCAGACTCCGGGAATGATTTGACCAGTTACGGCATACGCTCCAAGCGCAGCCATGACGCCTAGCATAGCCAGACGCCCGTTGAGTTTTTCAGCCTTTTCGTTGTGAGTTTCAGTGATGTCCATGATTTCAATAGGTGGTTCTTTTGCGTAGATGTTGGTACGACCGCCGTCTTCAATTACTGTTGTCATCAGAAGTCTACATCAGAGTTTTCAAGGCGACGCATAACGTCTTTACGATAGGCTGGATCACGATCATAACGTGGATCACTCATAGCTGCAACCAGTTCAGCTTGACTCTGGAAAGAATCATCATTACTACCTGCACCACGACCAGTCAAGGTTTGACCGTCTGTACCGACACCTTCTCCATAACGTGCTTGCAAAGCTTGGATAGCAAAGAAGATAGCGTTAGGATTACCAGACTCCATAACTTGATCATACATACCTACCTCTTCTTTTGAAAAGTTTTGGCCTGCCCAATCAAGCATAGATTTGTATGCCTTTTCGCCTCCTACCATATTCATCAGGAAATCTGCTTGATCTTTAGTGATCTGATTCCCTTCATCTTTAGTTTCAGATTCTTCAGTTTCAGTAGATTCTACTTCCTCTTCTTCTGATTCTTGTTCAGGTTCAGGTTCTTCCTCTTCCCGAGGTTCACCAAGTTTTTTCTGAAGCTCAACATAAGCTTGTTCAAGTGCTTGCGGGTCTTTAAATTTACCAGCAAGCAGCGGCTGCTCTCCACCCTCAAGAGACTCAGCAACCGCTAGGGAGTCTTGTTCGTCTGAGTTAAGTACCTCAGAGTTCACAGGTGCTTCTTTCATCGTAAATGTTTCAGCCATTTATTATTATTGGGGGATAGGTGGTTGTTCTGGTTGTTGCTGTTGAAGCATTTGCTGTTCCTGTTGCATTTCAGCTTGAGCTGCTCTTTGCTCTACAGCTGCCATTTGTGGTGCTTGCTGTTGCATCATCATTTGTTGCTGCATGGCTTGCTCTTGCTCACGTTCAGCTTGCAGTTCTTGGACACTCTTAACTAAGTTAAGGACATCAATACCAGAAGATGCTGCTAGACGTTTAATCAATTCATCAGGGTTGATGTATTGAACAATAGCATCAGGACCCATGGTCTGAGCGATGACGCTAATAAATTGAGCCAAGCTTTCTCGGTCTTGTCCACGTCCAAGTGCATTAATACCAGCAACAATAGTTGGTCGTACAATGTCACCTTTTGGTAGACGTGGGATGTCTCCTGTCTTTTGTGCAATGTTTAGTTTGCGGTTTAGATAGGGGACAAGAAACTCGATAGTTAGCAATGAGAACAAGCCGCCAAGCTGACGCTCAAGTTCTAGTTGTGTCATCCTAACTTCTTCAGCTGTGGTACGTTCACTATCCCTTACATTAAGGATAAGGAACGCTTCATTCAGACGTTGGGTAAGAGCACCGATCATCTGATAAGCAGTCTGGAAGTCAGCTGTCTTCCCAACCTGTACCACACCAATGTCATCAGGACGTCCCTGGATGATAGCACCATTCCCTGCCTTGGCAAGGGTCTGAGGCTTGGTGGTACTGCTTGGGCTGACAGTAAACACTACCTTAGCAGCAGCAGCGGAGCCTTCAACGATGGCTTGTGACAGTGCTTCAAGTGACTTGAGGTCTCCGAGGAACTCTTCGACCCTGCCACGACCGTAGACCTCTCCGTCTACGTGGTTGAATCGTAGCACAAGCCAGGGGTTGGCGTCAACAGGTGCCTTACCCATTGACTTAGGAAGGATGTTGTCGTCCAGCTCCTGGTGCCAGACCCATCGGTTGTTGTCCAACATGACGTGTGTATAAATAACACATTCATCATTTGGAATATTTGATTCGTCAATCAGAGAATCCGTAGTCTTTTCTACGTATTCTGGATAAAATTTTTTCAGTAATTTTTTCGAGATTGTTTCTTTTGTTACAATTTCAATAACATTACCGTTACCATCCCTGTCTACAACATAACGATTGAGAGGATAGAGTTTAAGTCCATCCTTACTCATGAATACCAGGGCATTACCAGCTACTACAAGATGCTTTAGTGCCTGATGAACGACAACACGATCACCGGATTCTGCAATAGATTCCATGATTGTGCGTTCAATCTTAGCAAACGACAAGTCAAGTTCTGATCTAATCTGTGGACCAAGTTCTGCAGGAAGGTTGATATCGTTAACCTGCAATTTAAAGAAGCTTGTTTGTGGTGGTAGCAATGCAAGCATTAGTTTACTTGCAAGTGTTACCACACCTTTAGCTCCTGTAGATTGCCAAGGCGTTGGAAGTTTAAGAGCACTTTTAGTTGTGTGCTCATCCTCTCTGATAAGGTAAGGTAAAGTTAGATCTGCTGCTTGTCTAGCAGAGTTTAAGAACTGGGAACGGCTAGAGGACAATCTGTCATAACGAGATTTAGCAGTCATTAGTTAATACTATAAATTATTAAAGCCTTCTAGTGAGGCTGCCAGCTTTTCTACTCATGATACCAGGTACACCGCCAAAGTTATTAGATGTATACCCGACACCAGGCAGCTGACTTCTAGCGCCAATTGAAAGAGATGTGTTAACTCTTGGGCTAATCCTAAGGCTAGGTCTACCACCTGAACGCCGTTTAAACGGTGTAGTTCCTCCACGATTTTGTGAAATAGCTGATGGTCTAAACTCAGCAATCTGGCTACCTTGAGCCATGTTACTCATTTCTGTCAGGCGTCTTAGTTTCGCCTCTTCTGCAGCTGCTTCTTGCTGTGCTTCAAATTGAGTCAGCATTTCTTGATACGCATCTTGCTGACTTTCCATCAACGCATCAAAATCATATTCAGGGTATTCAGGGAATTCAATCTCACCCAATATATCCGTAATGGTTGGGATTGTAGGAGTAGGAGTAGGCTGTACTGGTCCTACAATAGGTGTCTCTTCATAATCCCCTGTACCTGGAAAAAGATCTGCAAGTTCTTCGTCAGTATAAGTCGGAGTTAAAGTAGGAATAGGTTGTGTCGGTCCTACAATGGGAACAGGTCCTACGATATCAGGAGATACATATGGTGTATCAATATCTAAGAAGTCAACATAACTCTTAACTGGATCTTTAAGTGACCCTACATTTTCAACACCAAACCCTTCAAGGATACCTTTAATATCTTTAAACCTACCTCCAGCTTTAAGAATATCTAAAACTTTTCTTTTTTGCTTGGTAGTTAAACCTAAGTCTTTTAGAAGATTTCTAAAAATTTCTCCAGGTTTTAGGTCATCAGTAGTTGTAGGTGTTGTAGGAGTAGGAGTGGGAGTGATGGTAGGCATTACTGGTCCTACAACTGGCTCTGGTTCATACTCACCTGTGCCCGGAAAAAGATCCTCAATTGGTGATGGGGTAGGAGTAATAGTAGGTAGAGTAGGTCCTACAGTTGGAGTGGGAGTAGGTGTGGGGGTAGGGGTAATGGTAGGCATCACCGGCTCAGGTGCAGGCGTAGACGCACCAGAAGATATAAACCCTTTAATTGTATCCTGCAGTGGATTCAGGTTTGAACCACCTTTAATGCCGTAACCTTTTAGAATATCTTTAAATCCCTTGAAAGTAGCACCACTACCTTTAAGGTAGTCCATGGTGGCATTAATCTGTTTGGTGGTTAATTTGTAATCATCTTTAAGGATTTTCCGTATAGCAGAACCACCTGTAAAACTTGCCATCAGTTATCCTCCATATACTTAATGACCCACTCAACGACACTACGTTGACCAGATCGGTACATAATTTTTTCCATTGTATCGTCAGGTTTAGGGTTGATGGGTGGGAAAGATTCTTCTAGTGCATGAATTAAACCTCGGGAGTTCATCCCAAGGACTTCAAGCATACTGGGGGAGGTTGACATTCGAGTGCTCAAAAAAAGCTGGCATTCTAGCTGATTTAGTTGCGGACAATTCAGGTGCTTTACCTTCATACATTAGTCGGTCGCTAGAATCCAACCAAAATTTTTTGTCCAAATATTTGTCTTGAGTATTAATGCCTAGTGGCTGCATTACCCAACTGATAGTTGCCTTCCTGAGTTTATCAAGAGAAGGACTGATATTATACCCCAGCTCAGTATGAACAAGGGAATTGGTAGCAACATGAATTTGTTCATCTCTTGATACATCGGCACTTACTGTTCGCATTCCAGCGTCACCATTAAAGCGAAAGAATGGTAGAAGAACAAAGAAGATCGCACGCTCGGCAACCATTGCTTTGGTAACCGTGTGATCTGGATGTGCCTCCCAAGCGGTCTTAAGCCGAAG